TCACTCTTCGGAAATGCTTGGGGAACTTGATGCATTACATGCAATTAAGCAAGAAACAAATGAACAACTTGAGAAAGCTATGAAGGCTCCTATTAACGAAGATAGAATAAGAAAGGCAGGATGGTAATATATGAAAGCAATGGATAAAATTAAAAAAACATTAGGTATGAAAACTGATGCGGAGAAGGCATTAATCCTTTCTCCAGAAGAACAACGTAGAGCTATTCTTGAAAAAGAAAAAGCACAAGCAACTAAAGATAAGAAGCCTTGGGTAGCAGTACTAGATACACAAGTTAATCCAGATAACATTAAGAACGGTTTCTTTGAGCTTGATTGGAACAATGAGTTTATTGAACAACTTATTGATGCAGGATACTCAGGAGAAGAGCCAGAACATATTGTTGATGCATGGTTTAGAACTATCGCTACACAGATGTTAGAAGAGGATGGCCAAGAAACTACTCGAGGTATGGGATATATCAGTACCAGTAAAGCAGATAATAATGGTAAAACAGAAGTAAAATAATGCTTGACAAAAGTCAGATCTGGTGTTATAATACTATTACAAATTACAAAAAGGTAAACTAATGGCAACTTATATTCTAGTAGACACAGCAAATACTTTCTTTAGAGCTCGGCACGTAGTACGTGGTGATGTTGATACTAAAGTAGGTATGGCTTTTCATATTACATTAGGTGGTGTTAAAAAAGCATGGACTGACTTTAAAGGCAGTCATGTTGTGTTTTGTTTAGAAGGACGTAGTTGGCGTAAAGACTATTACGAGCCTTACAAACGTAATCGTAGTGTTGCTCGTGCCGCATTAACAGAGTCGCAACAAGAAGAAGAGACTGTGTTTTGGGAGATGTTTGATGAGTTTAAAGACTTTGTAACTACAAAGACTAACTGTACTGTAATGCAACATCCGCAATTAGAAGCAGATGATCTTATTGCTGGCTGGGTACAAGCACATCCTAATGATGATCATGTTATTATTAGTACTGATGGTGACTTTGCACAATTGATTGCACCTAACTGTAAACAGTACAACGGTGTTAGCAATACAATTATTACACACGAAGGTTACTTTGACGACAAGAAAAGGCAACCTGTTATTGATAAAAAAACTAAAGAAGCAAAACCTGCTCCTCATCCTGAATTCATGTTGTTTGAAAAGTGTATGCGAGGCGACACTAGTGACAATGTGTTTAGTGCATTCCCTGGTGTTAGAACTAAGGGCACTAAAAACAAAGTTGGTCTTATTGAAGCATTTGAAGACAAAGACAACAAAGGCTTTAACTGGAATAACATGATGCTACAACGCTGGACTGATCACGAAGGTGTAGAACATCGAGTACTTGATGACTATCAACGTAACGTTGTCCTTTGTGATTTAACTGCACAACCCGGCAACATTAGAAGTATTATTAACGATGTAATTGAAGACAACATGGTTACAAAAGAAGTTACACAAGTAGGATTACGTCTAATGAAATTTTGTGCTAAACACGATATGCAACGGATTGCAGACAATGTTCAGTTATATGCTGAGCCACTCAATGCGAGGTATTCATAACATGGAGGCAAGAATGACAATAAAGGCAAAACCAATCCTAAAGAACAAATTTTGGATTGTAGAAAAAGATGGTGAACGTATTGGTACACTATCAAAACAAGAAGATAAAAGATACATGTATAGTTGTTCATCAGGAACAGACTATTTTACTGATATTAAATCATTTAATAGTTTTATTGGCGGACTAAGTTTTGATAAAGCAAGTATTTCGGATGGTAGTGATACTGTTAAAGAAATACACGGTTTTTCGACGTCTAGTACACCATACAACATAATGTATAATGTACAAAAGAAACTACCACTCTTTACAAAGAGTAAAAAGTCTAAGAGCTTATATGCGGCAGGCTATTATATAATTCACTTTGATAAAGGTTGGGTAAGAAGTTTTTGTCCAAAACTAGTTACACTTGAAAAGTATGATTATAGAGGACCTTTCAAAACTGAGTTTACAATGAGACAGGAACTATCTGATGCAAACAAACGAACCAATTAATACTATACCAATTCAACAGTTTATACAAGTTGTAAAAACTGCTGAATCTACTAATCAAAAAGAAATTAAAATTCCAATGACTCAAGCTAAAGCACTTGTATATGCTTTAGGAACTGTTATGGCAAACCATCAAGGAAGACTAGAAAAACTTATTATTGATAATAAATCTAGTGCAGATGATGAACCTGTAACAGTTACTATGGACGGTGGTGGTGACTGGAAGTGAAGTGGTTTATACTAGTATTATTTTTTAATCAACCTGACTTTTATGTGTTTACTGAGCCTACATTTGATTCTGAAGATGTGTGTGTAGGTAGTATTACTGACCCTCAACACTATCCAATACTAGTAGAAAAATTATTACAAGAATATACACAGCCAAGAAAAATACAAAGTGTATTGTGTATTAGCGAAGAAGAACTTAAAGACCTACTTACAGCAATTAGCAGTCAATCTGTTTAATAAAGTAGTAGTTTTCTACTAAAAAAAGATAAATATATGCGTAGTTAATTAAAGAGGATACGCATATGAGTAGACCAAAACCAACGATAATTTTAGAGAATGTTGACAAAGCATCATATAAGTGTGAACAAGTTTTGCAAGCAGACGCTATTTGGGCTGTCTTTTATAAAGGCGCTCCATTCAATCTAAAAACATCAAACGCAATCACAAATTACCCTGGGCCTAAGTACAAAAAGGTATCTTTTTCAAATCCAGGACATGCACACAATTTAGCAAAAAAATTAAACGACCTTTTTAGAAATAACGATTTCGCTGTATATAAACTTACTTCAGGCGAACTGGTTACAGATGAATGAACTGGAAAGAAACATACACTAAAGTCTTTTTAAAGCAATCTGACACTGCACTAAGTGATGCTAACATAAAACAGTATATGTCTGATTGGTGGCAGAACACTCGAGGCAAATCAACAGGCGGACTAAGACTTACAGAAGACGGTTTTGACTTTTTAGGTACAAACTTAGATATCCAAATGTACGAGATTCCTTTTCCTAGGGATTTTAAATTTACAACTCAAACTTACATATTCTTGGATCAATTTATTACATGCCCGTACTACCTAACTAGTTATAGTATATGGGTTACAGACGAAAAAAAGAGTATGGAACTACACTTGTTTAGCGGAGATCTACGCAAGTACGGACTTACAAAAGCTATGAAACGGCACGAATAGAACGTCATTAAATGCTCTTATAACAGTCTTATATCCTAGTACATACAAACACCCCAGAAAACCGTTAAACGCAGTTTAAGAGCCATTTAGACGCTAAAATCATATGTTTAAAGCGTCTGTCGCATAGGTTCTATTAAATGGTACATAAAAAATAAACTGTAAAAAGTATCCAAAAGTGGTTGACTTTCAGAGTTAATGATCGTATAATATATACATACTTAGAAATAAGCATATGGCACTGTTAAACTTAGAAGAGGAATACAAAATGGAAACTACTACACTACGTACTGTCTCGCCCAATGGCGCAAAAAAGAGCATTATGCGAGCATTTAAAAAGAAACGTCCTTTGTTTCTTTGGGGGCCTCCAGGTATTGGTAAGTCTGATATCGTAGGGCAAATTACTAAACAACTTAAAAATTCGCATTTAATTGATATTCGTTTATCATTATGGGATCCTACAGATATTAAAGGTATTCCATATTACAATGCAACAGAAAATAATATGGCTTGGGCACCGCCACAAGAACTTCCTACAGAAGAGTTTGCTAAACAATTCGATTATATCGTTTTGTTCTTAGACGAAATGAATTCTGCGGCGCCAGCAGTACAAGCGGCCGCTTACCAACTTATTCTTAATAGACGTATTGGAGCATACAAATTACCAGACAATGTTTTAATTGTTGCGGCCGGTAATAGAGATGCTGACAAAGGTGTTACTTATAGAATGCCTGCTCCGTTAGCAAACAGATTTGTTCACTTAGAACTAGCAGTTGATTTTGATGACTGGTTCCAGTGGGCTATAGACAACGACATACACCAAGATGTTGTTGGTTACTTGACATTTAGCAAGAAGGACTTGTATGACTTTGATCCAAGAAGCCCAAGTCGTTCATTTGCTACACCTCGTTCTTGGTCATTTGTTTCCGAGCTTATCGAAGACGATGATGATGAGAACACCACTACCGATTTGGTAAGTGGTTCTGTCGGCGAAGGACTTGCCGTTAAGTTCATGGCGCATCGTAAGGTTGCTTCAAAACTTCCTAACCCTACTGACATACTTGAAGGTAAGGTTAAGGATTGTGAAACTAAAGAAATCAGTGCCATGTATTCCTTGACTGTTTCACTTTGCTATGAACTTAAAGATGCTTGCGATAAAAACGATAAGAAGTTTGATACGAAAGTTAATAACTTCTTAAGGTTTGCAATGGATAACTTTGATACTGAACTAGTAGTTATGGGTATCAAACTTGCTCTTACACAATACTCACTTCCAATCGATCCAGATGAAGTAGAGTGTTTTGATGAGTTCCATGAGCGTTTTGGTAAGTATATTCAAGCCGCACAGAGTGCCTAATAGGCACGGTGATATTGGGCAAGGCAACGGCTTATGCTGGTAAGACCTTGCCCAATATTTTACCAATTATGGTTGACTTATGACATTAAATATAGTATACTGTAAGAACAATAAGGCACTGAAGGAGTACAAATTATGGGCATAGATACTAAAGGTTTTCAACCTAATCCAGATATTACAGAACAAGAACTTACTGAGATGCGAATAGACGTAGCTGATAGAATTATTGTTGCTCGTGTTGGTTTGCTTCTTAGACACCCATTCTTTGGTAATATGGCAACTAGACTCATTGTTAAAAATTGTGATGACTGGTGTCCTACTGCCGCTACAGACGGTAAACATTTATATTATAATACACAATTCTTTAATGCTATGAGCAATAAGGAAATAGAATTTGTAATTGCACACGAGATTTTACATTGTGTTTTCGATCATATGACACGTAGAGAAGATCGTATTCCAGTACTACACAATATCGCATGTGATTACATCGTAAACAATACACTAGTACGTGACCGTATTGGTGAAATGGTTAAAATTGTACAATGCTATCAGGACTTTAAATACGACGGTTGGATGAGTGAAGCAGTATATGATGACTTGTTTCAAAAAGCAGAAGAAAAAGGCCAAGAATATTTAGAAGCACTTGGCGACTTGCTTGATGAACATATTGATTGGGAAAAACAGCCTGAAGGTAAAGGCGGTAATAAAAGCAATAGTAAAGACGGTGGCGAAGGTGAAGGTCGTCCTACATATACAAAAGACGAATTGAAAAAGATACGTGATGAAATAAAAGAGAACATGATAAGTTCTGCACAAGCCGCAGGTGCAGGTAATACTCCTGCAGAAGTACAACGTATTATTAAAGAACTTACAGAACCTAAAATGAACTGGCGTGAGCTATTACGTCAACAGATACAATCTACAATTAGAAATGATTATACATTTAGTCGTCCTTCACGTAAAGGTTGGCATACTGGTGCAATACTTCCAGGAATGAATTTCATGGATACTATTGATGTTGCTATTGGACTTGATATGAGTGGTTCGATTGGTAATCATCAGGCTAAAGATTTCTTAGGTGAAATTAAAGGCATTATGGACGAGTACAAAGACTACAATATTAAGTTGTGGACATTCGATACAAAGGTATATAACGAACAAGATTTTAGTGCAGATGGCGGTGAAGATTTATTAGACTACGACATCCAAGGCGGTGGCGGTACTGACTTTATGACTAATTGGGAATATATGAAAGAAGAAAATATTCAACCTAAAAAGTTTATTATGTTTACAGATGGTTACCCATTTGGCAGTTGGGGAGACGAAGACTATTGTGAAACTGTATTCATTATACATGGTCATCATGATAAGAATACTAAAGCACCATTTGGTGTAACTGCCCACTACGAGGAAGCACGTTGATCGTAAAGAATAAAGTTTCAGCTCAAGACTACTTTGAAATAAGAAGGCTATCATATGAACCTTCGCATCTTGCTACGATTGATTTGCCACATACCTACAACATCGAAACCGCTATTTCTAAGTGGATTGAAAGTAACCTCAAAAAAAGGTACTATCTAAAGAAAGTAGTAGGACTAACTAGAGAGAATAAGATTGAATCAGTTCTTAGAGCAGGATTTGAAGATCCTAAAGAACTTTCATATTTCGTTTTAGCGTGTCCACTTTTGAAGTACAAATAAATATTAAGTGCATATATAATACATAAGGAGTAAACAATATGTCAGAAGAAAATAAAACAACAGAAGCTCAAGCGGCACCAGCAGGTGAAGCACCACAAGCAGGTGTATCAACTGGTCCAGTTGAACTAACTGTACAAGACCTTGGTGTAATTAGATCAATTATTGATGTTGCATCGCAAAGAGGAGCGTTTAAAGCTAGCGAAATGGAAGCCGTTGGTAAAACATTTAACAAACTAGATGCTTTCTTGCAGACAGTTCAAAAAGCTGAAGACGAATCAAAAGCCAGCAAAGAAGGAACTGCTCAAGCAGAAGCTCCAAAAGGAGACAAATAATGGCCGAAATTAAACACGTAGGCAGACTAAAGAAAAATCAACGTAAAGTTGTAGTAGCATATAGAGTTATTCCAGGTGAAAATCCACCAGTGAATGCTTTAGTAGTTGATACTGCTACACTTAGAGACGAAGATCACGATGTGTTGATCAAGACTGTTGAAAGTAACTCATCTCAAACAGCATTTGAATTTGCTGAAGTTATGGCTCGTACAACACTACAAGATGGCGCAAATATGTTAGCAAGATTTCACAGCACAGGTAGACTACAAACGTTACCTATGAGTGAAATTGAAATGACACCAAACACTGCAACTTCAATTGGTCTTGATGAATTAAATAAAATCATCGCTGATCAAAGAGGTGTTACTATTGCAGACTTAGCAATGAAAGATCCTAATGCACTAAAATCAGGTGAAAGTATTACCGAAGCTGGTAGTGTTAGTAATATGCCAAAAACTACAGACCCGGCAGTAGTAGCTGAAGCAAAAGCCGCTAACTTACAAGCACCTGACAACGGTGTATTAACTGACGCTGACTTAGCCGCAAAATATCGTAGCGATGCAGACAGACTATACAAAGAAGCAAAGGTACTAAGAGCACAAGCAGAAGATCTTGTTCCTACTACAAAGAAGAAGTCTAGTGCCAAAGCCACTACCTGATGATGTAATCAAACATTGGCCTGAAGTTTTTAAAGATATAGACATACAAACTATACCTATAAATTACTTACATTCAATACGTATTGAGTTCAAAAAAGGTAAAATATGGGAAATAGATTGCAATGCTAAACGTAGCACTGGTGCTAATCTAGACGATACTATCGCCGATTTATTTAACGAATACGGCGATGATATTGTACATGTGGACTTTAGGTTGAATACTACAAAGGTAAAACGCGATATACAAAAGCAAACAAGAGCTTTTTTAAAGAATCCTACTAAAAAGAGAAAGTAGGGTTATCGTTGTTTTGATATAAATACATGTAACAATGAATTAGGAGCATTAGATGGGTACTTTACGAATCAAACGAGGCACCAAAACGGCATTACAATCCAGTCCTGGATATGTACCAGCTGAAGGTGAACTTGTTTACACAACAGACAGCAAAGAGGTATTTGTAGGAGATGGCGCTACAACAGGCGGAACTCCAGTATCTGTATCAACACAAAATTTAGAAGATTTAGGTAACGTACAAGCGTTGGCCGCAAACAACGATCAGATACTTGTATACAATGGTACACAATGGTCTGCAACAGATAACCCAGCAATTGACATACGTGGTAACATTTATGGTGATGATTCAACGCTCCTAGTTGATGCTATAAACGGAAGAATTGTAGGACCAGTAGTAACAAGCTCAGTAACAGCAACTAACGTAGTTGGTAACTTAACTGGCGATGTAGTTGGTTCAGTTACAGGTTC